ACCGTCACCGCCGTTACCTTCTGATCCACCACCACCACCATAACCACCGCCACCATTTACTCCACTTCCTTTACCTTCTGTATAGTCAGATACTCCTGCTTTTCCATATATTTTACCACCACCACCTCCACCACCAGCAGCATTCCGTTTACCTGAAGATTCCCCAAAATCTCGAGTCGTATGACCTTGTCCTATACCTCCTCCATGAGCGCTGCCATTTGATCCATTACCACCATCCGAACCGCCATTACCTCCTATAGAACCTCCTCCACCGCTACCTGAACCGCCATCTGAACGCCATGGACCATTTTCGTATCCATTCATACTCCCTCCATAAACTCTATAATTCGAGTTTAGAAATTGCGAGTATCCGCCATCATTAGGTGGAGTACTATTAGAACTTCTACTACTTCCTTTGCCAACTGTTATTGAAATTGACTGACCCGGTATAACAGGAATAGCATCACCATCTCTCCATCCGGATGTATCTTTTTTAAAGGTTTTTGTATATCCTCCAGCTCCTCCTGTATCTGAATATCCTCTATTGCCTCCGCATCCACCACCGACAAGAAACACATCGACCTCCGTACATCCAGGTGGAACCGTCCATGTGTAATTTCCTGCCGGATAAAACCGCTTCTGAAAGAATACTAACTTCTTACTTCCTATCGTCCTTCTTCTCAACATATCAATCTTTCTCTTTAACGGTTATTGAATACATGACACCACTCGTAGCGATCTTCAAAATGGACATCTCGAAAGGCACGCCGGAAGTAGTGGTAATAGAACTACCGGACATTGATCTAAAACTGCCAGTAGTAGGGATAGGCTGCGTAAAAGAAGCGGTAGGATTACAATCAAGATATATCTCTTCGCCTACATTCAGTGCCCTTGCAGACTCATTTATCGACAGGTTTGAAGCGGAGGATAGGGTAGCCTTAACCAACCTCTTGTTTGTTGGTATATTCGCAAGAGTTGTGACAGCATTACTCCCTGTGCCGAAGTCTACTATATCATCCACCCTCTTCTTGTCCTCCGCCG